CTCGAGGTCGAGCGCGATCAGACCGCCGCGCGGGATCTCGTCGGCCCAGGAGCGGAGGCCGTCGATGCCGGCCTGCAGCCCAGTACCGCCCATCGCCGCAATCGCTGCAACCATCAGCGATTGCGGGAACAGCAGCCGCGCGATTAGACGCGGAATAGACGCGGCAGCCTTCAACTAGGCTCCACGAGGCCGAGCGTGGCGGTCGCGGTCGACCTGGTGGACGGTCGCGCCGCCTGCTCGGCCTGCTCGTCGAGGGCGTGCCGCAGGCCGTGCGGCGTCTTCGCCGCGATCGCCCTGCGTGCACGGGCGCCGCGGTCGCCCTGGTCGTAGACCTTGTCGAGCAGCTCGCCCGAGTCGACGTGGCCGAGCCGGTCTGCGGCCTCCTCACGTGAAAACCCGACCTCCCGCATCAGCGTCGCCGCGGTCGCGCGGAGGTCGTGCGGGGTCAGGTCGCAGAACGGCGTCTCGGCATCGTCGTCGAAGCCGCGCTCGTCGCGCCAGATGTCGGCGGCGCGGGAGCAGGCCTTCGACCAGACGAGCTTGTGGAACTGCCCGTACCGCCACGGCTTCCCGGTCGCGGTCGGGAAGACGAGCCGGGTGCCGGGGGCGCGCGCGAGGAGCTGCTCGCGGACGAGCAGCACCTGGTCGGCGTCGAGCGCGACGCGCTTCGGGAGGCCTTCCTTCGCGAGCGCGGCGGTCACGAGCGCGGAGCCGTGCGCCGGCACGTCGCCGTCGGCGCCGTGCAGGTCGAGCCGGTCGTCGGTCAGGGTGAACAGTTCGCCGATGCGGAACCCGGCGGTGCCCTTGAGCATGAGCATCCGGCGGGCGTAGGCGGGGGCGCAGGCGGCGAGCAGGTCGAGCTCGTCGAGGGCGAGCGCCTTCCGCTGCCGCGGTTCGACGTCGATCGCGGGGATCGCGAGGATCGTCTGGTCGGCGGTCGGCTCGGCGCGGATCACGGTCTTGAGAGCCTGCAGTTCGTTCCGGGCGGCGGTCGCCGCGACGAGCGCCCGGTCGAGAATCCACGGCTCGACGGTCTGCCGGGTGAACAGGCTCAGCGGCGTCTCGGCGTGCTCGGAGTGGTCGCCGGAGAGCCACGGCTTGAGTGAGCGTTCCCAGTGCTCGACGCCGCGGGGGCGAAGCGCGCCGGTGCGGCCGGCGAGCCGCTTGTGCTTGAGCACGTTCGCGGCGGCCTGGCCGAGCGTGCGGCCGGCCGGGGTGGCGGTGAGAGGCGAGATGCCGGCGGCGCGCATCTGCTCGAGCTCCTGCCGGCGCACGAACGCGGCGGCCGGGGTCGTGAGGCCGGTCTCGATGTAGGTCCCCTTCGGCACGAGGTGCCTGGGGAACCGGACGCGGATCCGGTAGCCGGCGCCGTAGCGCTCGACTCCCGGGAGTTTGACTTCCGTGCTGGTGGTCACGGGTCACTCCTTCTGTCTATTGAATGGACAGAAGCCATCGTATCGGCAGGTAGGCACTGGCCCTGGGCGACGACGGCCCGGGCGACGTGGGCCGGGATCCGGACGGTGCGGCCGAACCGGACGGTCGGGATCTCGCCGGTCTTGATCCGCCGCCGGATCGTCATGTGCGATATCTGCCAGAGCTCGGCGAGCTCGGCGATCGTCAGGAGCTGCAGGTCGCCGCCGTCGGGGATCACGCGGGCTCCTCGATCCGCTCGAGCAGGATGCCGGCGTCGTCGGCTGCGCGCTCGATCGCCTCGACGACGAGCGGCGCCGTCGTGTCGACGGCGAGCCGGACGTTCAAGCGGGCGGGGCTGATCAGGTCGAGCGCCCGGATCCGCCAGATCGTGTGCGGCTCACCGGTGGGCTGCTGCGGGAAGTCGGTCATGCGGCCACCGGCCCGGCGAGCCGGTCGAGGATCCAGTCGAGCGTCTCGACGTCGGGCCAGCCGGCGAGGACCTGCTCGACGGGCTGCTCGAGATGCCAGTCGTGCCAGGCATGCATGCCGAGCCCGTACGGGTACGCGCCGGTCGGCGGCACGTTGCCGAGCAGCAGCACGAGCGGCCGGCCGGCCTGCCGGGCCGCGTAGAGGTCGCCGGTCTCGCAGACCCACGAGACGCGCCAGTGCGGCCAGCGCGGCCCGTCGTCGCTGCTGCGCCACCAGACGCCGTAGTCCCATTCGGGGCTGTAGCGGCGGCGTTCGTCGTCGTCGTAGAACGCGTCGACTGACGGGAACCGTGGCAGCCGGGCTAGAGCTCCGGGGAGCGTCTCGGCCGTCGTGTCTGCATCCATGCGAGGATCCCCCTTCCCGGTGACATAGGAACTGGCGGGGCTCGAGGAGGCGAGCCGAGCCGACGTTCTAGCCGCTCGCGGTCGCCGACGCGAATCCCTTCGATCTGCAGGAGATTGTCGCGCGAGGTCGTCGCCGGTCGCGCGAGTCGCGCTGCCCGTCGCGGTTCGTCGTCGCGGCCCCGATCACGAAAAAACGTGCATTTTGCGTTTTTCCGGCGGGGGGCCGTCTGCCGAGCCGGCGGGAATGGGGCTAGCGTTTCGATCTGCTCGGCGTTCTGCGGCGGTTCGAGCGCGTCCACCATCCACCAGGGGAGGGCCTCCCGATGGCCGCCGATTGGCTCACGCTCGCCGACGTCGCCGAGTTGCATCGCGTCAGCGTCCGAACGGTGCAGCGCTGGACGCACCAGGGGCTACGGACGACCCGGATCGGCCGGCGGCAGGTGACGCGGGTCGAGTGGCTCGACGAGTTCCTGCTCGGGCAGGCCGAGGATCGCGAGTTCGAGCATGCCCGGAGGCAGGTCGCGCGTCTGTTCGGCCGCACCGGGCCGCCGCGCTGGCTGACGGGGATGCGGCTCGTCCTGATCGCGTCGATCGCGATCGCGGTCGGCGAGGAGATCGCCGACGCGTGGATGGAGCCGTGGCAGCCGTTCGGGCTCGAGCTCGACTCGCTCGCCGCGATCGTGACCGCGGTCGCGCTCGTGCTGATCGGGGAGCGGTTGCTGCTCGACCGGCTCTCGCGGCAGGTCGGCCGGCGGGCGTTCGCCCGGATCCGGGCGGCTCGTGCCCGCGAAGCCGCCGACGAGGCGATCGCCGAGCCGGCAGAGCCGCTCGCTGACCACGAGCCGCTGTAACGGCCCCTCTCGCCGGCCGGAGCACCGGTGACTGGTTATGAGCACCGACGGGCCGGACGACACCAGGGGAGCCGTGGCGAGCCCGGCGGCTGCGAGAACCCCGACTTTCACTTCGCGACGCAGACCCAGAGGGTGATCTGCCCGCCGGGGTGGTTGAGGACGACGGCCTGGAACGTCGAGCCGGCCGGGCACTGCTCGGCGCCGCCGCTGCCGGCTGGCCCGGCCGGGCCGGTCGCGCCGACGGCGCCGTCTTTGCCGGCCGGGCCTTGCGGGCCGGTCGCGCCGACGGCGACGTTTATGGTGGTCGTCGCCGCCGGCGGCCCTGTCGATCCGGCAGAGAGCGCGATCGACGCGAAGACGCCGGTGCCGGCGGCGAGCACGAGCGACCCGCCGAGCACGAGCTTCTGCCAGAGGGTCACTGGTCGCGCTCCGGGTGCTCGATCTTCTCGGCGACGTCGACGCCCTTGAGCAGCAGCGCGATCCGCTCCTCGCAGTCCCGCACCATCTGTTTACGCATCGACCGGATCACCACCCACGCGCCGAGCACCGACCCGGCCCCTGAGAGGAACGCGCCGGCGGCGGCGAGCGCGTCCGCGCTCATCGGTCACGGCCAGTAGAGAAGTCACGGCTCGGGCTCCGGTTCCTGCCCGGCCGCGGCTCGGAGCCGGAGCTGCTCGAGCTTCCGCGCGACCTCCGGCGAGAGCAGGTCGTCGGAGGGCTGCTCCTGCGACCAGTCGGCCGGGCCGGCATCGTCCGGGTCAGTCTCCGGGGTATCTGATGAGCGCATAGCCGTAGACCTCCGATGGATAGCGGGTGCGGGCGTAGGCGCCGCCGCCGTTCGACTGCGAGCCGCTCGTGCCCGGCGACGTGTTGCCGCCGTAGGTGAGCGTCGACGACGACGTCGGTGCGGCCCTGACCATCTCGACGTGGACGCCGCGTCCGCCGATCACGACGAGGTCGCCGACCTTGACCTTGCCTCTGTCGTTCGTCCAGCCGCGGTAGCACTTCTGGCCCTGCCGGGCGTAGTCCTCGATCTGCGCGACGGACGCGAGATGTGAGTCGATCTTCGCGACGTCGGCGCTCTCGAGCGCGTAGTAGCACCAGCAGCCGCACCAGGGCTCGCCGCGGAGCCAGGTGCCGTTCGCGCAGCGGTCCTGGCTCGTGCGGATCCCGTCGGGCCGCGAGTCGCTGTTCGAGTTGGCCGGGTTCTCGGTGTAGCCGACGCGGCCGCTCATATGGTCGAGCGCGACCTGGCGCGGCTGCTTCGTCGGTGCTGGCGGTGTCTTCGCGGCGTCGCGGATCAGGTTCGCGGAGTAGTCGTCGATCGCCGGCTCGCCGGCGTGCGGCCGGCCTTCCTGCACCCTGACGGAGCGGAGGAAGTTCCAGGTCGAGAGGCCGATGAAGCCGGTCGGCTGGATCTTCGCCCACTTCTGGATGCCGGCGATGCCGGGGCCGTTGCTCGAGCCGTGCGCGAACCCGTTCGAGAAGGACCGGTCGTAGCTCGGCGGGTCCCACGGCCACGCGCCGAGCCGGCCGAGCGTCCGCTTCAAGGCGACGAATACGTCGGAGTCCGGGCTCGGCGTCTTGCCCTGCTCGGCGGCGTCGGGCGGGTAGTACGGGCCCGTCCAGGGGACGTTGACCATCGGGCCGCCCTTCGGCGGCTGCGAGTTCCAGTTACGAGCCGTCTTCCTCACCGTCTCCGTCTTCGTCGGGCTCGGCCTCGTCCGGCTGCGCCGGCTCGGGCTCCGTCGGTTCGGTCTGCGGTGTCTCGGTCGTGCTCATGCGTCCTCCTTCGTCGATGGGTCGTTCTCAGAGTGTGACCGTCGTCGTGTCGGCATACCCGGCGGCGAGCTCCTCGCTCGAGAGCGCGAACGCGACGCCGTCGGTGCCGGTCAGCACGACCCTCGGCGGCAGGATCAACGCGGTACCGGTAGCCGTCTCGAGCTGCTCGGGCTCGGTGACCTCGCGCGCCTCGTAGACGGAAAGGACGGCGGCGTCGGGCGGCGTCGGCTCGCGCGGCGCCGGCTGCGGTGGAGGCGCCGGCGGGTTGACGGGCTCGATCGGCTCGGGCTGCGGCGGATCGCCCGGGTCGGCCACCCAGGCGGCGTGCGCCTCCTCCCATGCGGTGTGGACGGCCGCGCAGGCGGCCTCCCAGTCGGCCGTCGTCTGCGCGTTGAGCTGCTCGATGATCGTCTGCTGCTCGGCGTAGGCGTCGAGCGCGTTCTGGTAGTTGTCCTGCTGCGCCTGCCAGGAGGCGAGCGCGGTGTTCGCGTAATAGCTGCTCATTCTCGGCTCCTAGTCGTCGAGCTTCACGATCCATGGAACGTAGACCGTCGGCGGCACGTTCTCGTGGGCGCCGCCGCCGCCGGCCGAGGCGATCACAACTCCGGACGCGGCGGCGTAAAGGCTGATCCCGGTCGCGGCCCCGTTTAGACCGGCGGCCGAGAATCCCTGCACCGTCTGGTTCGTATTCGCGCCACGGTTGCCAGCGTTGTCGGCGGCACCCGCGGCGGTCCCCCACGCCGCCGCATGCGTATGCGTCGGGTCGTAGGGGGTATGAGTGTGGCTGTCGGCGGCGAGGCCGTGCGCGTGCCCGGGCATCTCGGCGACCGCGATCGTGTGGTACTCCTCGCCCGTTCTGCCGGCGATCGTGATCGCGACCGCGCGCGTGGTGCGGTTCGCTCGTGCGCCTCCGGGCATCTGGTCGAGCCCGGTCGGCGAGAGGCCGCGCAGGTCGGGCACGCGGAAGTTGCCGGCACCGGGGTCGGCCTGCCCGTGCGCGGTCTTCCAGGCGGCCGCGATGTTCGCCGAGGCGAGCGGGTAGGTCGCCGTCACGTAGCTCGTGCCGTCGGCCCAGACCCAGTGGCCGTAGGTCGCGAGCGTCGGCAGCACTCCGCCGGGCCACAGTTTGACCTCGCCGGGGATCGACCCCGACGCGCGCACCTGCGAGAGCACCGTCTCGAGCCGGACGCAGAGCTCCTGCATGTCGACCGGGACGTCGGCCGGTTCGGCCTCGAGCGGGTAGGGGAGTTGCCAGGTCGGGGTCGTCGGCATCGCGTCCTCCTCTAGACGGGCTGGTCGTCGCGGACGCCCGCGTAGGTCGGGTAGGCGGCCTTCACGGCGGCGTAGCTCGCATGGTTTGTGTGGAGCTGCTGGTAGGTCTGCCCGGTTGTGTGCTGGTAGGTGAGCACGATCCCGCCGGGCTTCTGCGCGAGCAGCGCCGCGAGCGTCGCCGCCGGGTTCGGCGTCTGCGAGTCGTAGGTCGTGACGGTCAGGTAGTAGGCGTAGTCGGGTGCGGCCGGGTGCCCTTGCGCTGCGCCGTCGCGCTCGCGGAAGATCACGGTCTGCGCGCCGGTCAAGGTGGCGCGGGCGGCGCCGATCAGGGCGTCGCGGGTGCCGCGCTTGAACCCGGCCGTCGACGCGATCCGCTGCCGCTGCTCGGCCGGCGTCGACCCGGGGAACAACCGGACGCCGACGAACTGGCCGAGCCACGGCAGCGCCTCGGCGGGGCAGCGGTCGAGGTCGAGCAGCAGCGACCAGCCGGGCCCGTCCGGCGTGTCGCGCACCCAGTCCTCGACGAGCTGGTACTCGCCGCCGATCGCGTTGCAGAGGATCAGCAGCGACCAGGCCGCGAACGGGTCCTGCTCCGCGACCGGGCCGAGCATCGCGTAGAGGCGGGCCGCGAACGAGTCGGGGGCGAGATCCGGCGGCGGCGCCGGCACGTCCCGGGTCTGCGGCGGGATGCGGGCGATCGCGCTCATCCCGGGTGGGCGGCACCGGTGATCGAGCCGGGACGGGGAAGCGGCGCGGAGCCGGCGAGCGCGACGTCGGTCTGCCCGAACGTTCCTCCCGCCGGCCGGATCGCGAGCGTGTTGACGTAGTGGACGCCGTCGACGCGATTGACCTGCTCGGCGACCTCGAGGTAGCGGACCTTCGTGTCGTTGATCCACGACCGCGCCGACGTGTCGCCGTACGGCGGCACCCCCCACGAGCCGGGCGAGAGGTAGGTCTGTATCTGCGCGATCACGCGGGCGGTCACGTCGGCCGGGTCGTAGCCGGGCCAGGTCTGCACGTCGAAGCTGACGTCGACGGTCGTGTAGGTCGGGTCGGCGACGAAGACGAGGAAGTTGACCTCGCGCTGCGCCTGCAGGAGCGCGTCGACGTCGGCTTTGACCTGGGCGGGCACCGGGTTTCCCTGCGAGTCGACGACGGCGACGGTGACGCAGCGCGGGCAGTTCGCGTCGATGGGCGGGCCGGGGTTGTAGAGGTCGATCGCGACGGCGCGGGAGACGCCCTCGACGCCGCGCTGCGCGAGCACCGCGAAGTCCTGCGGCAGGATCGGCCTCGGCGAGAGCAGCGTCAGGAGCGCGGAGAGGCGGGCGAGGTACTCGTCGGTCGTCTCTGCGTCCTGGCCGCCCGATGTGGGCTGGTCGAGCGTGACCGTCGAGATGAACGCGAGGGAGTCGATGACCGCGACCGTCCCGGTGATCCCGGACGGGGCGGCGCCGGCCTCGAGCGCCCGGCAGGCGACGCCGGCGATCTTCGTCGTGCCGGGCAGGATCGTCGCGTCACTGTCGACGGCGTACCCGTAGGAGGTCGCCGACGCCGGCGGCGTGATCGCGATCACGGTGCCGGCCGAGATCGTGTAGCCGGCCGTGTCGCTGGCGGTCCAGGTCGTGAGCGCGGTCGCCTGCGTCGCCGCGTACGGCGGCAGGCCGAGGATCGACTCGCCGTAGTAGGCGAAGATCGCGTCGGGGACGAGGGCGGTCAGGACGCGCAGCTCGCCGGCGATCTGCGCGAGCGATTCGATCAGCCACGCTTCGAGGTTCCCGGGGGCGGGCTGCCAGCCGGGCACCTTCTGCTGCAGGTAGTCGAATGCCTCGCTGGCGAGGTCGACCGGCTCGGTCTCGATCGGGACGGGTATGTAGCTCGAGCTCATCTCATGCCTCCGTTCTGACCTGGACGCTGACGCCGACGCGGGAGATCAGCTCGTCGAGCGCGTCGGGGTGCTGCTCGAGCAGGACGCCGGCGCGGTCGTCCCAGGTCGCGACGACGTCGCGGATCTCGTCGAGGTCGGGGGCGGGCATCGAGAACGTCGGGTCGGGCAGCCCGAACGCGGGCAGCTCGATGCGGAACCCGGCCGGGCAGATCAGGATCGCGTAGACGCAGTCGGCGATCTCGTCGAGCGAGTCCTGCTCGTTCACCGCGGCCTGCGAGCCGGCGAACCGGAACGGCAGCGAGAAGTGCGGAACGTCAGCCATCGAACGGCGTCGCGATGTTGGGTGGCTCGCGTGTCGGCGGGTCGAGCATCGACTGCACCTGCGAGAGAATCTGGCCGTCGGTGATGACCGAGCCGTCAGCGCCGGGGTCGTAAGCCGGGTCGTCCTCATGCCCCGCCTTTGCCGACGCCCATGCGTTCTCCCAGCCGGGTGCCGCCGCCCACTCGCGGCGATGCGTGTGCGCCCAGCCGTCCGGGTCGGGTTCGCCCTGTTGCGCCGCGCACTGCGCGACGCGCGCGAGCATCGAGCCGTTGCTGCCGATCTCAGATTGGTCGAGGTAGGTCATCTCCTGTCCTCCTTTACGCGATCCTCAATGGCTGGACCGACATCGACATGCCGCCGCTGAACACGTCGCCGACGCTGCCGTAGCCGCACATCCCGAGGGGGGTTGAGACACTGAGCGCGGCCTTCACCTGCTGTGTCGTCAGTTGGTGCCACCACTGGACATTCTGGGTATCGAGGGCGTTCACGAAGTTGTTGCCGACCGAGGTCGCCCAGATCCCGAAGTAGTTGGTCGACGCGCCCGCCGCGCTGATCAGCGCGGTCGAGCCTGCCCAAAGCAGGTACTCGCCCGAGCGCGGGATCGTGAAAGGGCTTGGCGAAAAGTTCTGCCAGACGTTGCTTGTGGCGATCGTCTGGTTGGCGGGCTGCGCCTGATAGTAGGGCGAGCCGCCGACGAACTCCCACTTGTACGCCGACGAGTCGGCCGCGTTGTAACGGAACCGCCACGAAAACGTCGGGGCGACGCCGCTGTCAACAAGGATGATCTCCATCCCGTCATACGGCGTCGTGTAGGGCGCGCCGCCGAGCGCCGCCGCGCCGACCTGCATCGGTAGCTGCCCGATCAGCATCCACGTCGAGCCGTCGGAGAGCCAACGTCCACCGGCGTCGGTCGCGAAGTACGTCGATCCGGGCGGCACCGCGTTCGCGGCGGGCCGCAGCGCGTAGGTGCCGGAGATGTTCTGTTGGCCACGACCGAGCAGACCGGGGCCGATATAGGTCATCGAGAACTCAGGTGTGTATTGCTGGCTTACGGCGGTGAGGACGTTTAGCCCCGCTCCCGAGGTCTGGTAGACGAGCACCTCGACGTAATCGCCAACGGCGAGGTCTTGGACGCACGAGACGTGCATGTACGGGCCGTCCGCCCCGCTATTCGATGGCGAACTCACCAGGCCGAGATACGTCGCACCGTTCAGGTAGATGCTTAGCTGCCTCGTCCCGGCCGCCGTAGTTCCGAAGCCGAGGTTGGCGGTGATGAGGTACTTGCCCGCCGTGCGGCACGTCAGCCGCGAGTTGTTCGTGACGTTGTCGTGGATGTTGTCGGTGTCGTACCGCTCTGCGTCGAACGCGATGATGGTGTTCGTGGCAGTAGCGATAAGCTGATTCGTCGTCCGGTAGACGCGGCAGGCGGGCACGTTCGTCTGCACCGTCGCGCCGTAGGCGAGCGGCACCCAGTCGGTCGTCGCGGGATCGGGGATCGTGACGCTCATGCGACACGCACCGGGGTTATCTCCAGGAAACGACCGGAGAAATGTGCTGTAGGCGACGCCGTCGCGTTTGATCCGTAGCCGAGCTGAATGGTGGTCGAGGCGGCCAGACCGAAACGGCGAGTCGAGCCTGCCTGGTGAACGGCGACGGTCGTCGAGAATGATGCAGCGCCGCCCGACCCGCCGTAATAGTCGAGCGTCACGACGATCGCGCCAGCGATCACGAGGCCAAGCTCGGCTTGCTGCCCCCCCGCCGCCGCCGGTGTTACGACGTATGCGCGCGAGCCGAAACTAATCGTGTAGTCGCCGGCGCGGGGAATGGTAAGCGACGGCCCCGAAAGAGGGACCCACGCAGGCCATACCGCCGTCGTTCCCTCGTCGGTTTCGACGCGTTGCAACATAGACGCACCGCCGACGTACTCCCAGCGGTACGCGCTCGACGACTGCGCGTTGTAACGGAACCGCCACTGGTAGCTCGGGTTCGTCACGTTGTCGACGAGGATCGCCTCTTGCCCGTCGACGGGCGAGGCGGGCAGCGTCGTCCCGTAGGTCGGTTTGCCGGGGTACTGCGTCGTCGCCCACGGCTTCGGCGCGGCCGTCGTCGGACGCACCGCCATGTACGCGATGCCGTCGGAGCCGATCACGATGTCGCCGTCCTTGTAGTTCCCGGCGGCGTATGCGCCCCAGTAGACGAGGTCGGCTCCGGCGAGCGCCCACTGCGTGTCGTAGTCGGCGTTCGTTTTCTTGACGAGCGCCTGCCCGGTCGTGCCGCCCGCGGCGACGCCGGGGCCCGGCGGGCCGGTCGCACCGCCGGCGCCGGTCGCGCCCTGCGGGCCTTGCGCGCCGGTGACGCCTTGCGGCCCCTGGATGGCGAGGTCGGCCCAGCCGGCCGACGTCTTGACGCGGATCGCTCGAGGAGGTGCCTGCGTGAAGCGGGGGTCGATGATGTCGGTCACGGCCCGGTCGTCCTTCCGGAGAGCGCGGAGTACGGGACGGGGGCGACGGAGCCGACCGCGACCGGCGGCGGGTCGCTCGAGATCCAGATCGACCCGATCGGAGCTGACGCGGCGGGCTCGGCGGCCTGCTCGTAGACGGCGAGGACGCCGGCTGCGCCTTGCGGCCCGGTCGCACCGGTTGCGCCGGCGGGGCCTTGCGGGCCGACGGTGCCCTGCGGCCCCTGGGCGCCGGTCGCGCCCGGGTCGCCCTTGACGCCCTGGATGCCCTGCGCTCCTGGGTCGCCCTTCGGCCCTTGGGCGCCGGTGGAGCCGGTCGCGCCTTGCGGTCCGGTCGGGCCGGCGGGGCCGGTGGCGCCGGTCGAGCCCTGCGCGCCGGGCGGCCCCTGGATCGACCCGCCGCTGACCCACTTCGTGCCGTCCCAGATCCAGAGCGAGTCGTCGGCCTGGACGAGGTAGGCGTCGCCCTGCACGTTGCCGGTCGGCGGCAGCGCCGCCGACGTCGCGATCTGGCCCTTCATCGTGATTCCGGAGCCGGTCGCGCCTTGCGGCCCTTGCGGCCCCTGGATACCCGTCGCGCCCTGCGGGCCCGTCGGCCCGGTCGCCCCGGTCGCGCCGACGTCGCCCTTCGGGCCCTGCGCTCCGGTCGAGCCCGTCGGGCCTTGCGCTCCGGTTGCGCCCTGCGGGCCGGTATTGCCGATCGGCCCCTGGATGCCGGGCGGCCCCTGCGTCCCGGTCGCGCCGGGATCGCCCTTCGGCCCCTGAGCTCCGGTGGCTCCGGTCGAGCCGGTCGCGCCCGGGAGGCCCTGCGGTCCCTGCGCGCCCGTCGAGCCCGTCGCGCCCGGATCGCCTTTGTCGCCCTTCGCGCCGGTCGATCCTGTCGCGCCGGTCGAGCCCTGCGGGCCGGGCGGGCCGGTGCTCCCGGTCGCCCCAGGAGGCCCCTGCGGCCCGGTCGGGCCCGGCGGGCCTTCCGGCCCGGGCTCGCCGCCCTGCGCGTACACGGGAGCCGTGGTGAGCACCCACGGCGTCTGGTCGTCGTCGGCGGTGACGAGCAGCACGTCGTCGCCCTTCGCCGGCAACGCGCTCGACGGCACCCACTGGCACGGACCCCACTCCTGCCGGGAACCGTCGAATGCCTGCACCGTCACGAGCAGCTCGGAGTCGACGTCGGCCGGCGCGGTCGAGACGCGCGCGCCGACGGCGGTGACCTGGCGGGCGGGCCGCTCGAGCAGCTCTGCGATCTCGCTCGTCATACCTTGCGGCACCCGAAGTGGACGTGGTTGTAGTGGTCGCCGCCCTCGGTCGTCCGGTAGATCAACTGGTACCGGTAGCCGCCCTTCGTCGCCGAGACGAGCCCGGCGCCGGTCCAGGGGATCCCGAACGTCGTCGAGAGATCCTTCGCGAGCGCGTCCATCTGCGGCGTCGGCGACGACCCGTTCGACATGTCGGACGCCCATGCGACCGATGGTGGCCCCTGGTGGTCGGAGCGGCTGCCGGAGACGGTCGGGCCGTGGCGGGCGTTCGCGGCCGCGATCGCGCCCGGAGACGTGCCGGTCACCATTCCGTGCTTCTGCGCGAGCGGGACGACGCAGGTGTCGATGATCTGCTCCGGGGTGCCGGACGCGGTCGCCATCGCGCCGGGGATGACGGCGCCGCCGCTCGAGGAGCCGTCGCCGGTGGTGACGGTCGTCGTCTCGGCGGCCGGCTCCGGCAGCGGCTGCGTCGGCCGCTTCAACGTCAGCGTTGCGTGGGCGTCGAAGACGCCGCGGGTGACCGACCGGACGAGCCAGCGGCCGTCGGCGGGGCCGCAGTCGGTCAGCTCGACGACCGTCCCGGGCGGGAACCCGAGCCGGGCCGCTCTCGCGTCGACGTTCGCCTCGGAGTTCGCCTTGCCGTTGTCGACGTCGAAGTCGATCGTGTCGACGCCGAGCGTCTCCTCGGAGAGCGCGGCGAGCGGCTTCGCCTTGATCAGCGTGGTCTCGGAGGCGAACCAGACGGCGCCGTCGGCGACGAAGCAGCGCCACTCGACCTCCTGCGCGAGCCGCTGCAGGCAGGCCCAGGAGTCCTCGCCGGCGCCGTCGGTACCGCCCCGCTGGAACTGGTACGGCAGCGCTCTCGTCGACGAGACGGAGCCGAGCCCGCTGCCGGTCGCGCCGCCGTAGGCTGCGACCCACTTCGCGGCCTCTGCGCGCCACTGATCGTAGGCGCCCGGCACCCCGGAGCCCTGCGTGTTCTGCGCGACCTGCCCGGTGCTCATCGACGGGTTCTTCGCGGCGATCGTGATCGCGCCGCCCTTGCCCCAGAACCCGCGGGTCAGGAACGCGTTGCAACACTGCTCGACGTCGCGGTTGTCGATCCCCATCGGGCCGGCCGTCGACGAGCGGACCTGCAGGATGCCGAGCGAGTCGCGGTCGCCGTAGTTGAGGTTCTGCACCTGCGACTCGACGATCACGGCCTGCATGAGCGCCATCGTCGCCCGCTCTCCGGCGTTGAGCGACCCGGCGACGTCGAGGACGCGCTCGGCGTTCTGGCGTTGCAAGCTCGTCGCGGCGGCGCCCTTGACGGTCAGGGCTGCGCCGGGCGAGATCCCCTGCGCGGTCGTGCCCGTCTTCGATGGGGCGGTCGAAGCGGCGGTCTCGATCGCGACCTTCTGCGTCACGTGGAGGTCGGGGCAGAAGAACGGGATGCCGCCGCCGGCCTTGACCTCACGGACGATCGAGAGCGCGAACTCGGCCCGGGTCATCTTCGACCGGCCGGCCTTCCGCGGCGTCTTGATCTGCCGCAGGTACGCGACGACGCGGTCCTCGAACGTGAGCGTGAGCGTGTCGGCCTGCTTCGACACCTGCACGAGCCGCCACCACTGGCCGAGCAGCGCGAGGTCGATCTGCCGGTCGAGCAGGCCGGAGCGCAGCAGCGTCCGGTCGGCATCGTCGAGGGTCAGGGTGAGCGTGGAGGCGCCGTCCATCGTGCGCTCGAGCGTGCCGTCGGTGATCCGGTCGTCGATGCGGGTGCGCGGGCCGAGCTGCTTGCCGGCGGCGATCAGCAGGACGGCGCCGACGTCGACGTCGCTCGCGGCGCGCGCGCTCACCTGGAATCCCTGGAATCCCTGGTTTTCATGGGAGCCGGATCACCTGGCCGGGCCGGATCGCGCGCGGGTCGCGGAGCCCGTTGAGCTGGGCGATCTCGATCCACCGGTCGGCGTCGCCGAGCTCGCGGGCGGCGATCGAGAGCAGGTCGTCGCCGGCGCCGAAGTCCGGGTCGGCCGGCGCGGCGCGCGAGTGGCCGCTGCCCGTCTTCTTGCGGGCGGCGACGACGCGCTTCGACGCGGCTCCGGCCTTCGACTTCCCGCGCGCGGTCTGCTTGCGGCGGGTGTTCGCCGGTGAGGCCTCGGCGATCCTCGCGTCGGCGATGAATTCGAGCAGCGACAGGGTTGCCTGCTGCCGGGCCCGGTCGCCGCGGCGGTTCGCGAGCGCGTCGCCCCACGTGATCGTGTCGATCACCCAGGCGGTCCGCTGGTGCGGGACGCCGCCGCCGCGGCTCGTGATCCTGATCCGCGGCGGCTGCCCGTCGGCGGCCGTCGGCGTCGCGAGCCGCTCGAGCTGCGCGATCTGCCGCTCGACCGACGTGCCGGCCTTCCACTGGTCGAGCAGAATCGACAGAGTCATCCGCAGCCCCGGCGACCCGGCCCAGATCGAGAGCGGCCGGCGTCTCGGCCGGGTGACCTCCGTCCAGCCGCCGTAGCCGGCGGTGACGTCGGGCCGGTCGGGGCCGAGACGGGCGGTGACGGTGATCGGCGGGTCGGTCGACACGATCCGGACCCAGCCGACCGGCAGCGTCCTCGTCATCTGCGGGCCAGCCTGTCGGCGGCGACGCGGGCGACGGACCGGCCGAGCTCGCGCCCGTCGATCATCACCGGCACGGTGATCTCGAGCGGCCGCATGCCGCCCGTAAGCGGCGAGACGGCGGCGCCGCCGGGGAGCGCGAGCAACTCTGGGCCGCGCTCGCCGACGAGCACCGTGCCCGGCCTGCGGATGACGCCGCCGGCGGCGAGCTCCGGGATCTGCGGCACCCCGATCGACTGGCCGCCGATCTTCCCGACGCCGGGGATATGCGTGTTGATCGCCGGCAGTTTGAACTGCAGCGCGTTCCAGCCGCGGATCACGTAGTTGATCGCGCCCTTGATCGCCCCGACGATCGTGTGGAAGTGCTTGATGATCATCGCGACGGCGAACCCGAACGGGCCGGTGAGGATGCCGACGAGGAGCGGCCAGTTCGCCTTGACCCAGTTCCAGACGTTCTGCATCGAGGAGAGCACGGACGCCCAGACGGTGCCGGCGAGCTTCTGGATCGCGCCCCAGTGCTTGTAGAGCTCGTAGCCGATGAAGACGAGCGCGGCGATCGCGGCGACGATCGCGAGCACGATCCCGACCGTCGGAAGCATCGCCACGGTGAGGCCGCTTTGCGCGATCGTCGCGGCGATCGTCGCGACCTTGTAGGCGATAAACGCCGTCGCCAGCGCGCCGATCGCGATCTTGAACAGGAGCGCGTTCTTCGTCAGCGGCTGCATGGCCCGCGTGATCGAGACGATGATGTGCCCGAGCTGCACCATCACCGGGAGCAGCGCGACGCCGAGCTGCACCTTGACGCCGCGCATCGCGGTCTCCATCTCGCGTTGCTGCTCGATCAGCTTCTTCGTGTCGCCGATGTTCTTGCCCGACAGGTAGTTGCCGTACTTCTTCTGTTGGTCGAGGAGCTCCTGGACGCCCTTGCGGCCCTTGAGCAGGATCGGCAGGAGCGCCTGCCCGGAGCGGCCGAAGACCTGCTGCATGAGCGCGGCCCGGCGAGCCGGGTTGTGGATCTTCTCGAGCGCGTCGGCGACCTTGCCGAGCACGAGCTGCGTGTTGCCCTTGCCGACGTTCGCGGCCGAGATGCCGAGCAGCGCGAGCGTCTGCCGCGACTTCTCACCGGCCGTCTGGGCGCGCGCGATCGCCTTCGAGAGCTTGTCGATCTGCGCCGGCGCCTTCTTGCCGCCGGCGGCGGCGACCGCGTCGATCTGCTCGCGCAGCCCGCGCACCGTCGAGAGCTGCTTCGCGGTGCCGGTCCGCGAGGTCTCCATCGTCCTCGAGAGCTTCACGAGCGACGTCTGGAACTGCTTCGTCGAGATCCCGCGCTCCTTCGTCAGCGCCGCCCACTCCGACGCGGTCTGCGTGTCCATCCCGGTCGTGCGTTGCAGGGTGAGCGTCGACTTCGCGAGGTCTTCGGTCGCCCCGACGGCCGACTTGACGTACCGAGACGCGGCGTACATGGCGGCGGCGCCGCCGGCCCACTTCGCGAGCCCCTTCCATCCGGCATGGGCCTTCTTGCCCGACTTCTCGGCGTCGCTGCCGACCTGCTCGATCGCCCCGGACGCGCTGCGGGCGCCGGAGACGAACTGCGAGACGTTCCGCAGCGCGAGGATGACCTCTACGACGTCGGCCATCTAGCGGCCCCCGTTGACCCGGTTCGTGATCGCGACGGCACGGTTTAGCGTGGCGACGAGCACCTGCCGCTCGACCGGATCGTCGGTCGTCAGGTAGCGCCACGCCGGCAGGCCGAGCAGCGCCATCGACGCTGCCCGATCAATGTCGCCGGCGCCGCTCAGGATTCCCCCGTGAACTGCTGGTCGACCTCCTCGTCGGCGTTGCTTCCCCACTCCCGGTAGTCGTTGCTGACCGCGACGATCGCGGCCTCCGGGTTGTTCGCGAGGCTAAACACGAGCCGCATCGCTTCTCGGGCGGTCGATGCGCGCCCGAGATCGAGGACGTCGACGAGTTCCTTTAGCCCTGCGGGCTCGCCGTCGGGGCCGGGGATGATCTCGAGGTCGCCGCCGGCGACGGCCCTCCCGAGCGCGCACTGGAACGCGGCGATCAGCTCGTCGACGTTCGCGTTCGGAAGCTGCTTCGCCTTCGTCTGCATGATCCGGTTCGTGAGCGCCGTCTGCTGCCCGACCGAGAGCGGCCCGAGCCGCAGCACGAGGAACCCGCGCCAGCCCGGAACCTCACGATCGAGATGCCTGTCGGCATGGATCTCGTCTCGTTGCGCCTTGAGCGCGGAGAGCACGGAGTCGCCGGCGACCGGCGGCTCCGGCGCGAGGTCGGGCAGATCCGGGGCCGGGTCGTCGTCGTCGATCCACGGCTGGATCTCCTCGCGCGTCGTCATGTGACGACTCCCTGCGGCGTGATCTCGATCTCGATCGTCGCGGCGTCGGTCGAGGTCGAGTCGACCTCGGGCGGCGTCACCCGCTTGAGCTTCCCGCGAGTCACGAGCGGCTGCCCGAACGCGTTGCCGTCCGGGTCGAGCACCGCCTTGTTGACGACGGCGTCGCCCTTCCCGACTCGCGAGAGCAGCCAGTGCACGAGCACGTGGTCGCGCTGCAGCGTGTAGAGCCGCGAGATCACGACCTGCCCGACGGTCACGACGCCGCCGAGCGAGAGCGCCGGCGCCATCCCGCCCGGCTTGTAGGTCAACTCGTCGGTGTCGGTCTCGCCGCCGGTCAGGACGTCCCACACGCCGATGTTGCGGCCGTCGACGACGACGGTCACGCGGTGCTGGTCTTTACGCATCGCTCAGAGCCCTCCTTCCTAGGCGGCGAGAGCCGCGGTTCCTGGTAGCGCCTGGTTCGACGCGACCTTGACGATCTCGATCACGACCCACTCGGCGCCCGGCGACATACGGACGGTCAGCACGGCGTGCAGCTCGCCGTTCGCGATCGTCGTCGGGGTGTTGACGCTCGAGCTGACGTCGACGGCGTAGGCGTCCTGCGGCGTCGCGCCGTAGAGCGAGTCCTCCTCGTAGTAGCCGGCGAGCATCGCCGAGAGCTCGCCTCCGAACTCGGAGATGGTGTGGCCGCGCCCGTCGATCTGCGAGAAGACGTAGTGCTCGCCGATCGCGTTCGCGTCGGCGGTGATCGCCATGTTCAACCGGGCCCAGCCGAACCACTGCCACTGCGGCATGACGGCCGAGTCGACGACGGAGCGGTAGCCGTAGGTGCGGACGCCGCCGTAGATCACGCGTGCCATGTCGACGCCGGCTGCGTTGAGGTTCTGGTATTCGAGGTCGGTGTAGCGGCCGGCGATGTCGAGCGCGTAGAGCGACTGGCCGAGGTCGCCGGCTGCGGCCTGGTTCTGCGAGAACGAGACGTCGTTGCGGGCGATGATCCCGGCCTCGATCGCGGTGTAGGGGACGGTTCTCGTGGTGCCGGCGGTGACGCCGGGGATGACCGCCGACGGTGCGAACAGGGCGCCGTAGCGGGCGTTCGTGTCGGCGTGGAGCGCGGTCGCGGCCGCGGTCAGCGCCGCCGACGTGCCGTCGGTGGCCGAGAGGAGCGCGACCCGGTTGTTCGCGGCGGCGTGCGCGAGCAGCGCCGACTGGTTCGCTGGGTCGGCGGCGAGCAGCGGGTCGGCGAGCAGGATCTGCCCCGGCCCGAGCCCCTCGGTCAGCCGGCCGAGCGCCGCCGTGACGCCGGCGTCGAGCGCCTGCGTGTCGGCGCCGTTGCCGGACTTCCCCTTCCCCTTCGGCTCCGGCTCGGGCTCGGAGTCGGCGATCTCGACGCCGCTCTCGAGGATGAACGGGCCGACGGCGTTCGTCGGGGCGACGTAGAGCTGGTTGCCGCCCTCCTGGAAGTAGGCGTCGGCGGCGTCGTAGCAGGCGTTCCCGACGCCGGTGCGGGCGCCGAAGACGGCGACGTACTCCGTCATCGAGTGGACGAGCTTGTAGCTGATGTTCGTGGTGACGGTCGCGCCGACGATGAACGCGACGCCGGTGTCGGTCGGCGCCGACCGCGGGGGCGGGAGCGCCCTCGAGATGACGTCTACTCCCGGTCTCATGTGTCCTCCTTCGTTAGGTCGTGCACGACGTCGACGTCGTAGGTCTCGACGGTCGGCCAGTCCGGCCACGGCTGCGTGTCGTCGGGGTCGAGCGGCTCGTCGGGGGTTGTCGGCCCGGCGTTGCCCCAGGCGACGTTCTCGACGTCGACGGCGAATCGCTCCTTGACGGCGTAGAGCGATCGGGAGTCGTCGTAGCCGAGGTCGTCGTAGGTCTCGCCGAGCCAGACGGTGCCGGCCGCGTGCCCGTCGAGCGACGGCCGCTGGATCAGCAGATCGAAGATCGCGGCGCCGTAGAGCATCGCGAGCGCGTGGCTCTCGTTCTGCGTGCGGGCCGAGCAGACGATGCCGGGCTCCATCGCCCAGCGGACCCGGTAGACGCCGTCGCCGTCGCGCTGCGGCGGCTGCAGCGTGCCCTGCGAGCTGACGAGCACCCCGGGCAGTTGATCCTCGGGCCACTTGTCGAACGACGGGCCGAGCGCCCACCCGCGCGGCCGTGGCAGGTCACGACCGCTAAGGCCGTGGTTACGTTCGACCTCGGCGAGGTAGGTCGAGAACCACTTCCGCAGCAGCGCGAGCACCCACTGCTCGACGTCGCCGCCGGTCACGATCGGCCCGAAGATGCTCGGGGCGGCGACGCTCACGTCTGCGCCTTCGCGACGTAGGCCGAGATCAGCCGGGTGATCTCGTCGCGCTCGGCGGCGTTTAGCTCGAGCGGATCGCGGTGCATGCTGCCCTTCCCGAACGCGTGGTAGCCGGCGTAGGGGACGGTCGTGCCGAACCGGAACTCGGTCTTGTCGCGCCGGTCGATCTGGTTCGCCGCCCTGGGCGAGGTCAGGCTGCGATACAGGGCGCCGGTCGCTCCTCGGAGCGGCCGCGGGTCGATGTTGCGGCGAGACTTCCAGTCCTTCGTCGCCTGGTCGAGCGGCGCCCACGACCCGGCGCCGTCGCTCGCGAACCGGCGCTCGTTCGACTTGCGGTAGACCGACCTGACCTTCTCGGAGACGCGGCGGATGTCGGAGCCGCGCTCGCCGAGCTGGTGCAGATCGACGGCGGCCTTCGTCGCGCCGCGCACCTCGATCGACGGCTCGGTCGGCTTCACGGGACGACCTCGCCGAGGTCGGGGTCAGGCTGCGCCCGGATCCACGAGTAGGGAATGCTCGTCCACGACCCGACCGGCATCGACGCCATGTCGTAGCTCGCGATCTCGCCGCCGGCGCCGGCGCTCATCGCTTCGGTGAACGCCTGCAGATCGTCGAGGTACTCCTCGCGAAGCTGCGGATACGCCGACCGGTCGGACCGGACCTGCTCGGGGAAGTAGGACTTCTCGATCCGCAGCGCGGCCCGGTAGGCGACGAGCGCCTGGAACGCGCCGACCTGCTCGACGGTCATCGTGCTCGACGGCGGGAACCGGACGCCGACCAATGCGAGCGCGACGTCGATCTGCTCCTCGACCTGGTCGCCGGTCGGCCGGGTGTCGTCGTCGAAGGTGCCGACCTCGTTCCCCGCCGAGTCCTTCGTGCGTGCACGGAGGAGGAGCGCGACCTGCTCGACGGTGGGGCGGGCGGGATCGACGCTCATGAGGCGGGCGGGTAGGGGAATCCGGGGACGCGCTGCATCCGGTCGGTCAGCGGCAGCGGGTCGGGCGCGTTGAACTCGTAGATCAGGTCGTAGTTGCGTTGCCACCAGTCGGCCGGCCAGTCGGGCATCGGGAGCCGCCGCCAGCCGAGCAGCAGCTCCGCCCGCAGCCCGACGCCCGCCCAGCGCGGAGCGCTGACGATCGGCGGGGTCGGGGCGGGCAGCGGCATTAGGACGCCTTGCTCGTGCTGCGCTTCGCGGACTGCGCGCCGGCGCCGCCGCTCTCGACCGGGTAGCCGCGCGTCTCCTCGACGCGAGCGCCGGCCGGCGGGTTGTCGGGCAGCGGATCGACCGACGCGTACGTGGAGTGTTCGGAGTCGGTCGAGAGGAGCGGGTCTTCGGGTGCGTTGCTGCTCATGAGGCCTCCTTGCTTCGGCTTCTCGACGCCGAGACGGTGAGCTCGACGCTGTTGGACACCGTCGCTCCGTCGCGGACGGTGATGGTCTGCGAGCCGGCCTGGTCGGCTTGGGCGTTGTAGCCGAGCTCGGTGCCGCTGACGACGGTGGTCGTCTGGCTCTCCTCGTCGGCCCACACCGTCGCGGCCGGTGTGAACCCGGAGCCCGTCACGGTGACCGGCACCGGACCAACGCCGGCGACGATCGAGGCGGGCGCCAGCCCTGCGAGCACGACCGGCTCCGGCGGCGGCGGGTAGCCGAGCGTCTGGACGACCTGCGGGCCCGGCTCCGGGATCGGCGTCTCCGCGCCGTAGTCGAGCGGCTCGTAGGTCGAGTGATCTGCGTCCGTCGACAGGGTCGGGTCGGGCGGCGGCAGGTCGGTCGATTCGTCGGCCATCTGCCTAGGTCGCGTTCTTGATCCCCACGACCGCCCTCGCGGCGTCGTGGATCATGAACCCGAGCCGCGTCTCGTACCGGATCGCGGTCAGGTTCTCGGCGAACAGCTTCCGGTCCTGGACGCCATCATTGACGGTCGCCTCGCTCGAGGTCGTCAGGGTGACGTCCTTCCGGATCCGCACGTGCAGGTTCGGCCGGTAGACGACGAAGCCGAGCCAGTCGGTCGCCGCCGGCGCCGTCGCCACGTTCGTCAGGTTCGTGCTGACGAACGAGTTGAGGCCGTAGAGCGGGTCGCGGCCGGTGCCGGCACCGTAGATCGGCATCGACGGGTCGAGCGTGCTGCGGGCGTCGCGGAGGATCTGCGAGAACCCGAACCCGAGGAGGACGCCCATCTGCGACGTATCGCCGTACCCGTTCGCCTCGAGGATCCCCATCGCCTTCGAGATCGCGAGCTGGATCGCGTCCGGCTTCGTCTGGTCGTACTCGACCGTCGCGGTCGTCTGGGTCAGCCAGGAGTCGAACACGGACGAGATCGCGACGCCCTTCTGCAGGCCGACGCCGTGCGCGTCAATGACGTCATTGATCGCGGTCCGGACGCCCGAGTCGACGAGCACGTTGAGGTCGCCCGACTGGACGTCCTCGAGCATCTCGTCGGTGAACAGCACGATCGACGCGAACTTCTTGACGTTGACGTAGGTGATCCCGAACGAGGCACCGGTGACCGGCTTCGCTGCGCCCTCGCCGACCGCGGACGCGGTCGGCTGGCCGAGCCAGATCGGGAACTGCGTCTTGACCGCGCCCGTCGCGCGCTTGTCGCCGGCGAGCGCGACCACGCCGGACTCGATCAGGATCGCCTGGGTGAGGATCTCGCCCTGTTCGGGCGGCAGCAGATACCCGCCGGCGATCGGCGGGTTCTCTGCGAAGGGAATCTGGTTAGCCATCGTCTCTCCTTACGAGGCCCGGCACTGCCGGGCGAGGGTCAAGACGCGCGGCGGCCGAGCGAGCGGAGGAGGAGGTCGTTATGGGCTTCCTCTGGTGACCTCTGCTCGGGCACGGTCGGCCGCGCTCCACCGTCGAATCCGGCGGCGGGCGGGCGTCCCTGTTCGGCAAGCAGCCGCTCGAGCTCCTCGGCGCGCAGCTCGATCTCCTCGCGGGTCGTGCCCGCGAGGAACGCTGCGGCGGCCATCCCGAGCCCCCGTTCGGCGGCGACCTCGTAGCGGAGGAGTCGCTCCTCGGCTACGGCGGCCTTCCGCTCGGCGGCGGTCAGGGTGTCCGTGAGGCGTTGCTGCTCGGTCTTGTCCCGGTCCTCGTACTCCTGCAAGCGTTCTTCGAGCTCGGAGAGCCGGGTGCGGGAGGACGCTGCCTCCCGCCGGAGCTGCTTGACGTAGGACTCGGAGTATTGGCGGCCCTGCTCGCCCTCCTGGGGCTGCGTGGGCTCGCCGCTGCTCTCGGGCTCCTGGCCCTCGCGGCTCGCAGACATCTGGTCTGCGGGCTGCTCGGCGGGCGATGGCTCATCCATCTAGTGCCCTCCTCATTGCGGTGGGGGTGCGGGTGGGGGTGAAGGTTGGCCGGCGGGTGCGGGAGCCGGCTCGCCGGTCGCCGCCGCCGTCGCCTCCGACGCCGGCGTCGACTGCAACATCTCCCGGGCGCTGGCGGCCTGCGCCTGCGCCGCGGCGACGAGCGCCGCCTCGCGCTCGGACTCGGCGAGCTCCTCCATCTCGGCGACCTGCTCGGGCGTGTAGCCCAGCTCGAGCCAGATCACCGGCAGCGGCACCCCGAGCGTCTTCTTCTTGACGGCCGCGTCGACGAGTTGGCCCTGCGCGATCCGCTCCGGGTTCGCCCAGATCGCCTCACAGTCGGCCGTGGAGACGTCGGTGCCGGCACCGGTCAGCGCGAGCGCGAGCGCCTCCTCCCACGAATCGGAGAAGAACAGCGTCTTCTGCCGGCACTTCGAGACGAGCCCGGCCTCGGCGACCGACAGCGCATCGCCGCTCATGTTCACGAGCTTCGCGAGCAGGTAGTGCGGCGGCGTCCGGGTCTGCGCGGCGAGATGCGTGACGAACATCTCGATCGCGGCGACGAAGTTCGACAGATCGGCGGCGGCGAGATCCGTCACCCGCGCGTCGGCCGGCTTGAACGTCCAGAGCCGCGACATCGCCGACTTCAACTCGGCCGCGGCGAGCGGCTGCCCGGTCTCGGGATCCTTCGGCACCTCGACGCCGGTCACGACCCGCTGCGGAAACGCGCCGTACTCCGACGTCACGATCAGGTCGGTGCAGAGCTTGTTGATCGCGTTCTGCAGCGGGATCGCCGGCTCGAGATCGGAGTGCGCGACGCCGAGCACCCCCGGCTTGTTCTCGAGCGGAATCACCGGCACGACGCCGAGCGGGTTGCCGACCTCGGCCGGCTCGCCGCTACGCGGCACCCAGACCGTCTCGCCGACCCGGGACCGCGGCGCGTCGACCGGCTCGGCGCTCTCGTACTTGAGAACGACGTCGGGCAGGTAGAGCGTCAGATACTGGTAGCCGTCGTCGCCGAGCCACCGCTTCAATGCCGCCAGCCGGCGGCGCCGGTTCGCCGGGTCGTGCGCGACGATCACCTGCGAGGCGTGCTCGACGGTGATCATCGGCTCGCCGGCGTTCGGGTCGACGAGCAGGAACGCCCGGCCGTTCTTGCCGGCCTCGGTGTGCGCGATCACGCTCTCGACGTCGAGCCCGTTCGCCTGCCAGAGCGCCCAGGCGTCCTCGGAGACACCGGCGTCGACGCGGAACCCGACGATCCGGAGCCGCTCGACCGGCGCGTCGACGACGATCTGGCACCAGTTGTCGGCGAACGCCGAGAACAGCGCCCCGAATGCCTCCCGGAACTTCGACGTCGCGAACTGCAGCGGGTGGCGGCCGTCGTAGTAGCTCTCGTAGAACTCGGCGTCGACCGCGCGCAGGTTGAGCTGCGTCAGCAGGAACCCGCGCCAGTCGTCGGGCGTCCGCTGCGCGGCGCGAGGCAGACGAGCGGGGCGTCCGAGGATGCTGCTCACAGGAACGCGAACTCCCCACGGTCGACCTCGGCCTCGGCAGACCCGATCACGTCGCAGCGGGCCTCGTAGGCGAGCACGGCCGCAACGGCCGCGTCGATGTTGCCCGCCGTGCCCGCCCGAGGTTTCTCGAGCCAGTACCCGGTCCGGGCCTCCCGGGTCTGCGCGTTCATGATGTGCCGCGAGAGCCGCTCGTCGCCGTCGTGATGGACGACGCCGGCCCCGACGTCGGTGCGGAACCGCTCGACCGCCGTCGTCATCCTGATACGCGACGTCGGGAACCGCTGCACGACCGCCCCGTACAGGCGGGCCCACTCGTCGATCTCGGTCTGCCAGAGCGGCGGGTCCGCGTAGAGCCGCTCGACCCGGTAGAGCTCCATCGCCCGCGCGAGCGCCGCCTCCACGCTGCCGGCCGGCACTTCCCACTCGCGGCCGTGGTGCTGCTCGGGCTCCTCCCAAATCTCGATCGGCGAGAGCAGCCCGTCCTCGATCCGGCAGGCGATCAGCGCGGTCGCGTCGTGGTAGCGCGACCCGTCGAACCCGACCGCGATCCGGTCGCCCGGCTCGAGCGCAGCCGACGGATCGTCGGCCCGCGCGGCCTGCCACGCCTCACCGGTGATCCACCACGACTCAGCGGCCATCCAGATACCGCAGGCGAACCGCGCCCACTGCCACGGCAGCGTCGACGGGGAGTCGTGCCGGCGGCGCAGCTTCGCGATCGTCTGCCAGCTCGCCGGGTTGACGAGCTTCACGACCTTGAGGTCGTCGACGTCGTCGCCCTCGAGCAGCGCCCACTCATGGAACGCGAAGCCGCCGTCGGCCGACCGGCCGCGCAGATACCGGCCCTTCGCCGAATCCGGCCGCTCGAGATCGCGGAGCCGATGCGCCGCCGCCCGCATCACCCCGAGCGGCGACCCCTCCGAGTCGCCGGCGGTCGAGATCGTGATCTGCTGCCCGTCGCGCGGGCCGAGCCCGTCGCGGAAGACGCCGTACAGCCCGGCCGACTTGTGCCGGTGCAGCTCGTCGACGAGCGCGAGCGTCGGGATCACGCCGTCGGCCGTGTCGACGTCGGCGGCGAGCACCCGGATCCGGCCGGAATCGCCGGGCCGCTTCGACCGGATCTCACGGAACCCCGACTTCGCGATCACGCGCTGCTGCAGCCCGTCCGAGCGGGCGACGAACTTCGTCGCCTGCCGGTAGAGCTCCGAGGCCTGGTCGCGAGACGCAGCGCCGACGACGCACTCGGCGTCGACGGTCGAGCAGAGATGGTAGAGCGCGAGCGCGGCGAGGAGCGTCGTCTTCCCGTTCTTCTTCGAGAGCAGGATCAGCGTCTCGGTCGCGCCGGCGAAGTAGTCGGCGAGCGCCTCGCGCTGGAACGGCTCGAGCTGCATCGCCTCGCCCGTGTCGAGCGTCAGCGCCGCGCAGAACCGCGCGAACTTCGCCAGCTCAGGAGGCGGGGCGGCGCCGGCGCTCGGCAAGCTCGTCCACCTCCCCGAACGGATCGTGCTCGGTCCTCACCACGGGCTCGGGCTCGCTCTCCTCGCGCAGCCGCACGGACACCTTCCCCCAGCGCTCCGGGTACATCCGCTCGAGCAGCCACGCCGCCGCCTGCCAGCTCTCGCCGGCAGCCCGCGAGATCACCGCGACGTTGCGGACCTCGCCCTCGGCCTTCGCCCGCTCGACGCGCTCGCGGAAGTCGTGATGCGGGCCGCTGCTCTCGGCCTTGCCGCGCTGCATCCAGTCGCCGTAGGTCGTCGTCGAGATCCCGGCCGCCCGGCAGGCGACCGTGACGTAGCCGCCGGTGCGGAGCGAGAGCACGACCGCCTCGACGACCTCCGGGGTCAGTTTCGTCCGGTTCCCGGCCGGGTTGACGTGCCGCGCGCAGAGCGTCGAGCCCCGCATCGCGTGCGCCCGGCACGGCCGGCCGCTTACGGTCGTGGCAACGCAGATCGTGTCGGCGGTCATACGCGCCCGGCCCGATTCTGCGAATTTTTTTCGCGGCTACCGCGCAGCCTCTCCGCGCAACCTCGCGCGAGGGGTCCTACCCCTCCCGGCGTCGACGGCCTGGTCGACGGCCGGCCGGACGGCTCGGCCGTCCGCGTGTTGCAGCTCGAGCAGCGTGCTTCGAGCCGGTCGAGGGGGCAGAGCTCGGGGAAGCCGAGCGCGAGCTCGTCGAGGTGGTGCACGGTCGTCGCGCGCGCTCCGCATCTGCGGCACCGGTGGCGGTCGCGCTCGAGCACGAGGGCGCGGAGCTTCATCCACTGGCGGCCGCCGCGCCGGCGATGCTGATCGCAGCGGCCGTCGCTGGTGGTCGCGATGTGCGGGCAGCGGGGGGCGCCGCAGATCGTGGCCGCGCGCGTCATCCCTTGCCCTTGCGCGGTCTGCCCTTCGCGGTGTTGGGGTGGGAGGTGTCGCGGCCGCCGCCCTTCTTGAACGGGGCGGCCTTCTTGCCGGCGAACGGCTTCGGCTTCTGCGCGGCCATCTAGCCCCAGCCGTTGAAGTAGGCGAGGACGACGAAGATCGCGATGATCACGAGCGCGACTTCGCCGATGGTGACGGTGCGGAAGTTCATGACGGGCGGGCCTCCTAGGACCGGGCATGCGGTAGCGCGTGCGCGAGGTTCCCGGCCGGGGCTATCCCTCGTCTCGGAGTGTAGGGGTGGTGGCGGTCGAGCGCAAAGACGAGCTCTCTTGTGGTTGAACGGTGGGCGCCGGCGGGTAGGGGCGGGAGCGTCAACCATGAGGGGAGGGAATGATGGGAGACAAGTACGCGGGCAAGTCGCGTGAGGAGCTGATGCAGGAGGCGCAGACGCGGGGGATCAGCGTCAGCGATCCGACCTCGGACGAGCAGATCCGGGAGCAGCTCGAGCGCCACGATCAGCAGCAGTCCGGCTCGACGCAGAGTCAGCCGCAGGGAGCGGCCCGGTAGGGAGGCCTTCCCGTGTGCCCGGCGGCCGGCACCGCCGGGCAAGGTCATAGCCTGGCGTCTGGGTCGGAGAACGAGCGTAGAGACGGCCGCCTTGCGGCGGCCGTCCGGGGATCGTGCTCGTGCGCGGGTGGAGGTTAGCTGCGGGACCAGGAGGAGGCGGGTGAGCGGCCTGCGCCCTGGTGGGCGAGCGTGGTCGCGACGTTGTCGCGGAGCCCGTCGCGGAGGATGACGATCGACCTGCGTGCGGCGAGCGTCGCGCCCTGGCGGCGGCGTGCCTGCGAGTGGTCGTTGACGAGGGTGGCTGCTGCGACGAGAGCGCTGTCGAGGTCGTCGGCTTGTGCGCGGTCGCCGGAGGCGATGCAGACGATGTCGAACATCAGACCTCCTCGACGAGCGGCGCGGTGATCGTGACGCGCTCGCTCGCTCCGTCGAGACTGTTGCCAGAGGCGAGGTCTCCGGGTGCGCCTTCCATGCCGACCTCTAGAGCGGCGAGCACGAGGTCGCCGATCTCGTCGGCGTTGCGCGGGTCGTCTGCGTCGACCTCGACGTTGAGGTGGACGAGGATCGTGCGGACGAGTCCGCCGCCCTTGATCCATTCGTCGACGGCGGTCTGCAGGGCGTTCGCGAAGTCGAGGTCGAAGTCGGCGCGCTCGTCGGTCAGGCCGCCGTATTCGTTCGCGTCGACGTGGTCGTGCAGCTCGGAGAACGAGGCGACGCTGCGCGGGACGCGGCCGGCCTTGACGTCGGCGGTGACCTCGGTCTTCGCTTGTGCGATGGCGCGATCTAGATCGGTCATGCGATCACCTCATGGATCTCGTCGGGGTCGGCGCAGAGGATCGCGCCGTCGGTGAACTTGACGACGATCGTGCGCTCGGGCTGGTCGTCGGCGTAGCGGACGTGCTCCCAGTTCTCGTCGAGCGTGACGCTCTCGACGATCCGGATCTTGCCGGGCATCGAGAGGAACGGGGTCGACCAGTAGCGGTCGCCCGCGACGAGGTCGGCGACGCGGATCTGCGTCGTGTGGGGCATCGGTGCTCCTTCGGTCTGGTGGATGACTTGCATGTCTACATAGTAGACGCGCGGGTGGGGATCCGCGGTCTGGCGGGACTAGGATTCTGTAAGTCTTCGTCTACTATCTAGACGGCTCGCTGCCAGACCGTCTACTATCTAGACAGATGGCAATCCACCAGACAGAAGGAGTTGCAATGCGCTCGATCACGAACTATGGGCTGATCGGTCCGACCACGAATGGTCGCGTCAAGTGGCTGCAGACGCCAGAGGCGGTCGCTCAGGCATGGCTGCATGACGAGTATCCGATGAGCAGGTTGCGGGTGCTCGTCGATGGCCGGATCGGTCATGGCACGGCAGAGGAGTCGCAGCTCGTCTATGACGCGCTTCGCAGGCTTGAGGAGCAGTCATGACCGCCTTCGTCGGCTATCTACAGGCCGTCGAGCATGAGCATCTGCCGACGGTCGACGGCATCCGCGTCGAGGTCGAGCCCGGCCTCGACGATATGGGGTTCCATCGCGTCTCGGTCTTCGGCCCGAGCCGCGAGGCCGTGATCGACTACGTGCGCGAGAACTGGGGCGATGACGACGAGGAATGGTTCGTCGACTACGTCGTGGATCGCGTCGGGGAGCTGCACGACTTCCTCGTCCAGGTCGAGGCGACCGGCGAGGTCTTCCCGCCGGCCGTCGACGACCGCGGCGATCTCCATTGCCCGGTCTGCGACCAGGTGCTGACCATGAGCCAGTGGGCCGACGACGGCGAAGCTGATCTCGCTGACTGGTGGGACTGCCAGACCTACGGCGGCGGGTGCGGCGCGAAGGGCGCGCTCGTGGTCGCGAGCGACCCGACGCTGACGCAGAACGGGCTGCCTGTCGCTGGTGAGGTCGCGGCCGGTCTGGTCGCGCTCGACGCGCTGCTCTCGCACGATCCCGACGTGCTGCTCGGCGAGGATGGCGAGAGCGGGATCGTGACCGCGACCGATTACGACGCGCTCGTCGCGCTCGCGGCGGCGCTGCGGAGACGGCCGTGAACATGGGCGAGAAGGTCGAGCGGTCCCGGGTCCAGGCCCGGGTCGCGCTCGACGCGTACCGGTCGACGGGGAACCACGACGAGGACGACCTCGCAGCGATCGGCGACCTGATCGCCGACCTGCTGCATCTGGCGGGCTCGCTCGCCGACGGCCGCAACGGCTGGACGGTCCGGCCCGCCGGGCTCGTCGAGCGCGCCCTGACCCACTACGACTACGAAGCGGACCCGGTCAACCGGGCCGAGGAGGTCTGAGATGATGAGCCGCCCCTTCCGCGTCGGCCGCTCCTGGCCGGTCGGCGCCCGCGTCGAGTTTCTGGGCTTCGGCGAGGACGACCCGTATACGACTCTGCAGCCCGGCACCTGGGGCACCGTCGACCTCGTCGACGACACGGGCACGATCCACGTGCGGTGGGACGACGGCCATCGTCTCGGCCTCGTCACCCGCCCGTTCGGCGGTCAGCATCAGCCCGGGTTCCGGCCCGACCGTTTCCGGCTCGTCAATGAGGAGGAGTCATGAGCGAGAGCGATCAGGTCAAGGCGCGCAGGCGTGTCGAGCGCGCGAAGTCGAAGTCGGACGCGGCGAGAGCCGAGCTGGACGCGGCGATCGTCGCCGGCCGTGGCGCAGGGCTCTCGCTGCGGGATCTGGCGGGGGCGTCGGGGTTCGCGGTCGAGTGGGTGCGGCGGATCTCGACCCGCGCAGCCTAGAATCCGAGCCGCGGATCGGTGGATCTCATCAATCAGCTAGTCCGCATGGGGGCGGCCTTCGGGCCGCCCTTCTTCGTTTTGCGGAGGAGCGGCGCGAGCGCCTTCCCGACCCCGCGCGACATCGGCGGGCAGACGGAGTTGCCGAGCTGCGCCCACTGCTCGTGGTACTTCCCGGCGAGCTCGTAGTCGTCGGGGAACCCGAACAGGCGCTTGACCTCAAGGATCGTGAACTTCCGCTTGAGCGTGACGCCGTGCTCGTCCTCCCGTACGACCTTGAAGTGCTGGCCGGCTCCGCCGCCGCCTTCGATGCCTGCGAGCGTGATCGTCGGCGAGGGGCGGTCGGTGATCTCGCCCGGCGTCGCGAACCGGCCGCGGGTGTCGTGCTCGACGCGGGTCTGCAGCTCGCCGCTGGTGCGGGCCCCGCTCGCGGTCAAGGTGGGGGTCGGCTCGTCGAGCGGCCCGAAGCGGGGCTCGAACGCGTCGTTCCCGACGATCATCTCGACGGAGCCGATCGACGGTGCCTGCGCCGGGATCGCGGGGAACGGCTCGTCGGTCACTTCGCCCTGCGCCCCGTACCAGCCGCCGTGGCCGTCGTGGTGGACGCGCTGCTCGACCTGGAAATGCTCGGCGTTCCAGCCGCGAGAGCCGCCGGTGACCGCCGGCGCCGGGGTATCGAGCACGTCTTTCGGCGGTCCGGCGTGGTCGCCGCCCTGCGTGTCATGCATGACGCGCACCTCGACGTCGGAGAACGGGCCCGAATACTTCTCGGCCTCGCCGGCGACGATCGTCGGCGACGGGCCGTCGATGATGTCGCGCGCCGGCCGCTGCGGGCGCTGCTTGTCGTGGATGACGCGTAGCTCGATCTGGTCGTGCCCCTCGGAGACGGCGGCGATCGTCATCGCGGGCCGCTCGAGGATCTCCTGGGCGGGCTCGTTCGGCCGGCCGTTGTCGTGCACGACCCGCACCTCGAGCTTCGACGGCTCCGTGACCGTCTTCGCCGGATCGCCGTCGTCGAGCTGCACCTCGGTCGGTGTCCCGTTCCCGGCCGCGACCCGTTCCGGGTCGCCCCACGGCGTGCCGCGCTTCGCGACGATCGCCGCGTCCGGGTCGAGCCAGGGGAGCGCCTCACGGACGGAGTACCGGTAGCCGAGCGGCTTCGGCCACGGGATCTGCGCGAGCTTCGCCTTCTGCCAGACGTCGTGGCGGACGCCGGCGAAGATCACCCGCTGCCGCGCCTGCGGCACCCCCATCCACTGCGCGTCCAGGGTGCGGACCTCGACGTGGTAGCCCTGCTGCTCGAGCGCCGCCCGGATCGCCCGGAAGTAGCCGACGGAGACCCCTTTGGCGAGCCCGGTCACGTTCTCGGCCGCGAACGCTCGCGGCTGCATCTCGCCGAGCAGCCGCGCGTATTCGAGGAACAGGTCGTCGACGACCTGGCGGGTGCCGGCATGCGCGCGCTCCTGCCCCCACGTCTTCTGCCGCCGGCCCGCGCTCGAGAACGGCGTGCACGGCGGCGACCCGTCGAACAGATCGAGCTCGCCCTTGCGAACGCCGGCGGCGCGCAGCAGCTCGCGCCCGGAGAGCTTCCTGATGTCGCGCTCGAGCACGACCGTCTCGGGGAAGTTGAGCCGGTAGCTCTCGACGGCGAGCGGGTTGACGTCGACGGCGGCGGCCACGCGGTAGCCGGCGAGCCGGTAGCCGATCGAGGAGCCGCCGGCACCTGCGAACGTCGAGATGCAGACGAGCCCGTTCGACCTCGCGCTCCGGACCTGGGCGAGCGTCGGGGTCTGGTAGGGCGGCTTCCCGCCCGGCGGCGGCTTCGTGCCGCGCTTCGGCGCGCGCCGGCGCACGTCGCGCATCAGATCGCCCGGCTCGAGATCGACCTCGATCCAGCCGAACTCGCGCTCGTGCCGGATGGCGGTCGCCGCGATCGTGGGCGCCGGCCGGTCGGTGTCCTGCCATTCGAGCGCGAACCGGGAGCCGGCCCGGGAGATCCTGATCTCCACGTCACGCCGCCTCCCCCGACTCGGGTTCGTGCTCGTGGACGCCGGGCGCCTGCAGCCCCGACCACTCGTAGCCGCACGACGGGCAGCGGTACTCGCTCGACGGGTTGACCTCCGGGAACTCGGCCGGCGGCTCGAGCGGCTCCAAGCTCGCGAGCAGCGCGGCGAGCTCGCCGTCGTCGTAGCCGGTGCCGGCGAGCCCGGCCGCCGCCTCGCCCACCTCCGCCAGCAGCGCCGCGAGCGACGCGTCGTCGTACAGGCCGAGATCCGAGAGCCGGTTGTCGGCGAGCAGGTACGCCTCGACCTCGTGGTCGGTCAGATCGGAGCGGATGACGGCGACGTGCGTCCAGCCATTCGCGTCGGCCGCGCGCCAGACGTGATGGCCGGCGACCAGCGTGCCGTCGGGGAGCGCGAGGACGGGCTTCTGCTGCCCGAACCGCTCGAGCGAGCGGCGCAGCTCGTCGACGGCGCCGCGGCGCGGGTTGCGGGGGTGCGGGTGGAGGTCGCCGACCTCGATCAGGAGCGGACGCAGGTCTTCGGCGCCGTGCCAGACGGCCTCCGGTGGTGAGGCCTCGACCGATGCCATCACGGTCAGGCTACCTCCGGTGCCGGGCGATCGTCGTCGAGCGCGAGCTGCTCGACGATCACGTGCGCGCAGGCCGGCTGCCCGTAGTGCTTCTCGGCTCGGCAGATCACGATCTGCGAGTCGTCGCGAAACACGATCCCGGTCAACGCGTCGCCGACGGCGCGGAGGAGCTTGTCCAGGTCGGGCCGCTTCGGAACGTAGAGCGGCGACGACGGCTTGAGCGTGCCGGCGTTGCGGCCGGTGCCGAAGTGGCCCTTCGGCCGCTGGAAGACGAAGACGGCGCGCAGCTCGACCGGGCCGGTCAGAACCAGCGAGCCGGCCGAGGCCTGCCGGATCGCGGCGAGCGCGGCGGCGGCGACGGCGTTCCGCCACGGCACCGTGTCGGGGTTGTCCTCGATCACCCGGGGGCGGCGGCCGCGGGCCTGCACGATCGTCTTCGACCCCTGCGGCTGCGGCTCGCCGAGCACCGTGAACTCGACCCTCGAGACGGACTCGGAAGTCATCGTCGAGAGGGGCAGGTTTTTGGGATCGCAAAACACCGACTCGGAGGGCAGGGGGGTGTTTTCCCGTTGCCCGTTTTTCCCTTAAGGCGAAAAACGGGAAAAACGGGCATCGGGACCCCTTCACCCCCCAAGGTCAAAACCCGAGGTTTTTGGATTCGTTTCGGTCCCGGAAAAACCCTCGGAGGGGTCGTCGACGACCATCGGCCGGGCGGGGTCGTCGCGGTGCCAGAGAGCGAACGAGCCGCCACGGCCGGCGTTGATCAGGACGCCCTCGTCGAGCATCTGATCGCGGCGCCGGCCGAGGTAGGTGAGATCGCCTCGGACGATCTTCGTGCCGTCGTCGTTCTTCGTCGTGAGGACCGCCTTCCAGGTGCAGCCGGGATGGGCGAGCACGAACTGCTCGAGCGTCTCCCAGACCGCCTCGGGCCGGTTCGCGGCGGCCTCGACGAGCGAGAACGAGTCGCCCTCGGCCCAGGCGAGCTGCAGCGTCGTCGCGTGCTGCTCGCTCGCCCATCGGGCCTTCTGGAAGTAGAGGCGGACCTGGCCGTGCCCCTGCTGCTGGACGTGCAGGAGCGTGTCGCCGGTGCCCTCCCAGGCACCGGACACCTTGCCGCCCTTGTTCTCGTGGTGGACGAGCAGGACGGCGACCGGCCGGCCAGACCGTGTGCGAACGTCGCCGACGAGCGCCAGGAACGCGCGCGCCTCGGCGATCGTGCCGGCGCCGTCCATGCCGGCGCTCGTGACCGGGCCGACGACGAGCACGTCGATCTGGCGGGCGGCGACCTCCTGCACGAGCGCGTCACGCCACGCCGGGGAGGCGAAGTCGAGCTGCCCCCACGGCTCCTCGAGCACGACGATCCGGCCGTCGAGCGGCGAGCCTTGCCAGCCGGCGAGCTTCCGCTCGAGCTTGCGGCGGAACAGCGGGCGCGGCCCTTCGTTCTCGACGAGCAGGATGCGGCAGGCGCTCGGGACGTTGAGGCCGAGCCAGTCGTCGCCGGCGGCGAGATGGCAGGCGAGGTCGATCACGAGCGTCGTCTTGCCGACGCCGCCGTCGCCGTAGACCATCGCGTCACCGCCCTCGGGGATGATCGCGTTGTCGGCGGTGCCGAGGATCGCCTGCGCGCCGGGCTCGTCGACGGCGGCGAACTCGTCGACCGGGACGATCCGGAGCGCGAGCGTGCCGGCAGCCGGCTCGGGCCGGTAGAGCTCGACGTCGTCGGCGATCGCCTGCAGCACCTGGGCGGCGTCGTCGCGGTAGAGCGTGAAGTCGGTCAGGTCGTACCCGTCGGCCCGGTCGGGTGAGAGGTCGACGATACGTGCGTCGCCTCCTGCCTGGACGATCGCGGCTGCTGCCGCTCGAGCGCCGGCCCGGCCGGGGTCGTCGCAGTCGAAGCAGACGAGCATCGTCCAGCGGCGGCCGGTGAACCGGCCCGCCCATTCGTCGCGCCAGCTCTGGGCGCCGGGGACGGCGACGGCGGGGACGCCGAGCGACCAGAGCCGGATCGCGTCGGGCTCGCCCTCGACGAGCCAGAGGCGGCGGCCGGGGAGGTCGTCGCCGAGCAGCTCCGGTGGCGGGAACAGCGCGCGGGGGGTGCCAGCGCCGGCGAGCATCTTCGGGCGCAGCCGGCCGGTCGGGTCGTAGTGGAGCTCGCCGACCTCGCCGCCGGTCTCGTCGCGGACGGGGATGCCGACGCGGTGCTCGTCGGCGAGGTAGGCGAGCTCGAGCCGGGCGATGGCGTCTTCGGTCCAGCCGCGCAGGTCGGCGATCGCGGCGAGCGCGACGTCCGTCCAGCCGAGAAGCTCGGCGGCGCCGAATCCGTCAGCCACCGGGCCGGTCAGAAGCCTTCCGGGAACCCGTCGTCGTCGGGCGGCGGGTCGGCAGGGCCGGATTCGGCATGCTCGGCCTCACCAGGTGGCCCAGGATCGCCTCCCGGCTCCGGCGCGGTTGGTTGCTCACCGGTGGCCGGCCCAGAATCCTGGGGCGTCTGGGGGCCTCCGGGCTCGGGGGTGGCGTCGAACGTGGCGATCAGCTCGTCGAGCATCGCCTTCTCGCCAGCGAGCCTCGCCTTCTTGTCGGCGTCGAGCTGCTCGATCACCTGGCCGGCCTCGCTGATCGTGAGGTCGTTCGACGAGTCGATCGTGCGGCCGACGACCTTGGAGACGTAGGCGAGGCGGCGGGCCCGGGCGGCGGGCTCGTCGAGGCCGGCCGCGAAGCCGAGGTCGCGCATCGTCGCGAAGATCCTCCGCTTGTAGGCGTCGGTCGCGAGCGGCTCCGGCGGGATGTCGGGCGTAGGCTGGTCGTCGGGTGGCGGTGTCGGCGGGACCGGCTGCGCCGGCTGCGGCTCCGCCGGCGCCGCCCCTGCAGCAGGAGCGGCGGGCTGCCGGCGGCGAGTGCGGGCCGGCTTCGGCGGCGGCGCGTCCGGGGCAGGGTCGAGCACGACGGCGCCGTTCTCCGTGTCGCCCTCGAGCTCCTCGCTCGCCGGGATCCCCAAGGTGACGTCGGCGAACATCGCCCGGGCCAGCGCCGCCGACGCGCGAGCGCGGAGCATCTCGGCCGGGTACTTCTGCCAGTTGTTGCCGCCGGAGATCCCGGCGCGCTTCGCGTCGTCGAGCGTCCAGGTGACCCGGCCGACGCGGTCGGAGCCGCGGCGGCGGCCGGCGGCGATCGCTCTCGTCACGGTCGACTCCTCGAACCAGAGCTCGTGGCCGGCACCGGTCACGAGGCCGCGCTGCGCCTCGGCGGTCAACGTCGGGCGGCCCTGGATCACGGCGACCATCCGCAAGGCGGCCATCGGTTTGAGGCCGACCTCTGCGCCGGCCAACATGGCGGCGGCGATCGCGGCGGGGTTGCCGCGCAGCGCGGCGGGGACGAACTCGGTGCCGGCGATGAACCCGGCGTACTCGGCGGCCGCGCGCAACCTCGCGACGTCGCCGACCGGCCCCTCGATCAGCTCGTCGCCGGGCCGTGAGGCGGGCAGCGGGACCGGGGCTTCGTACTGGATGACGGTCATCGGTTCTCCTTCGTCAGCTCGCGGCGCCATCGCACCTTCGGGCCCGGTGCCGCTACCGGGTCGCCGAACAGGTCGGTCTCGTATCGCGGGCGGGTTGGCATGTTCCAGGTCTGGCCGCCGCGGGCTCCTCTCGGCTCGGCGTCGGCGGTGAAGCCGGCGGCGCGCAGGCTCGAGCCGTTCTCGCTCTCGAGGGTGTAGGTGACGGCGGCGGTGTAGCCGAGCGCGGCGGCGGCCCGGCAGGCGGCTCCGTAGAGCCTTGAGTTCGCGTTCCGGTCGCCGAGCGTGCAGACCCGGACGATCTCGATCGTGCGCGGCTCGGCGGCCTGCAGTTTCCGGGCGACGGGGCGGGAGAGGACGGCGACGCCGCGAAGCTCGCCGTTCGAGATCCCGACGCCGACCTTCCAGCCGACGAGCCGCGGCGCGTGCCGGTGGTGGGTCGCGATGAACAGGCGGGCCTCGGCGAGCGTGATCGGGACGAGCTCGAGCCGGGTCACGGCTCGATCACCGGCCGGCGGTGTCTGGTGGTGAGCGCCATCGGGAACCCGTCGCGGGCGGCCGGTGTCGCTCGGAGCGTGCGCGCCTGGTTCTGCAGGTCGGTGACCTCGGAGCGCAGGGTGGCGGCGAGCGCCCGGATCTCGTGGCAGGCCTTCTGGCGGCCGAGCGTCTCGAGCACTTCGTGGGCGTCGTCGAGCTGGTCGAGCGCGGCCTGGATCGCGGCGGCCTGGGCGTCGATCGCGTCGGCGGCTGCGGTGCGCCAGCCGGTCACCGTGAGCCTCTGCGCGCGCGTGCGCGGGCGAGGTTCTCGTCGCGCCAGACGGCCCGGGCCGGGTCGTGCGAGACGCAGAAGTCCGAGCCGGCCACGGCCGGCCGCCGGCACCGCTCGCCCTTGCGCGGATACTGCGTGCGGGCGCCGGCACATCTGACGTCACGGACGTCGCCGCGCTCGCGGCGCAGCTTCCGCCGATGCTCGAGATAGGCCGGCGACGAGCGGGAGCCGCGAGCCCCGAGGCCGTGCACCGTCGACCGGGCGACACTGGCGGCGACGCGGTCGCGGAGCACGTATCCCTCGGCGTGGAACGCGGCGAGCAGCGCCATCGCCGCCGATCCCGGCGACGCGAACCCGTGCCGCTCCCAGATCAGCGCCCCGATCTGCCGCAGCGACAGGCCCGTCTCGTAGAGCTTCCAGGCGGCTTTGACCTGGGCGACGGTGAGGCGCCGCTTGTAGCGGGAGCGGCCGTCCGGCCGGCGGCTGATCGACGTCGTCATCCCTTCCGCCTCTGCGACGGCCTCGCGACCTTCGAGGTGATGATCGCGGGCCCGTCGTGATGCGCTCGACTGACGTGCGGATTCTCGACCTCGATATAGCCGCGGTAGCGTTCTTCGATCGGGAGCTCTGACGCGAGTCTCGCGCAGCGCACTGAGCAGAACTCGTCGCCCTTTGCCGGTCGGCGTCCGCAGTGAGCGCAAAGCGTCGTCATGCCGCCTCCTGCTCGAGCAGCGGCGGCCGCAGCGGCGCGTAGACCCAGTCGTCGCGGTCGGCCTTCGTGAACGTCGCGACCTCCTGCGCCGCCGTGAATATCTCGAGCGCCCGCTCGTCGGCCTCAAGCGGGACGAGGTCGTAGGTGCCGTCGCCGCGGAGCCAGACGATCCCGCACCGGTCGGCCCATGGCATCGGATGCTCGACGAACTGCCCCTGCTCGTCGAGCGCGTCGGTGATGTAGAAGTCGGCGTTCCGGTAGGCGGCGAGCTGCAACGCGTTGTCGGGGTAGACGCCCTTGAGGTTCGTCTTCCAGTCGAGCAGCCAGAGGTCGCCGTCGGCGAGCCGGGCGAGCAGGTCGGAGCGGCCGCCGTAGGCTCTCGGCCGGCCGATCTCGGGGTTCGCCCGCGCGAAGACGGCGAACTCGATCGCGACCTCGACGGGCTGCCATTCCTGCTCGAACAGGCAGCCGGCGTCGAAGTGCCCCTGCAGGTCGTCGGGGGCGGCGACCTCTTCGCCGGCGAGGTAGCGGTGGACGAGCCGGTGGACTTCGGTGCCGCGCTCGCCCGCCTCGGAGCGTGCACGGTCGGGGGCGGTGCGGATCTGCTCGAGCCGCTCCGAGATCGCGATCGCGGAGAGCGCGTCCCAGTTGTCGACGGCATACTCGCCGGCGACTCTCGCGGCCCAGTTCGTGAGGGCGTTCTTCGGGACGCCGTTGTTGAGGACGGTCGTGACGCCCTGGATCTTCTCGCCGTCGAGCTCGTAAGAATGGCCGCGGCCCCGGTTGACGGACCGGGTGCGCGGCTTCTGCTTCGCGGTCATTGCGAGCTCCAACTCTCGACGAGGCGGCAGCGCGTGCAGTACCAGCGGCGCAGGAAGTTGGGGCGACCGTCGGGGGTATCGGGTTCCTCTCGGATCCGCTCCTCGCTCATCAGTCGCCAGTCATGCGGTCCCTCGATGCAGGCATCGAGGTATTCGTCGCGGTCGCGGTATTCGCCGTTCTCGTAATCGTGCAGCGTCGTCACTGCTTCCTCCATCGGTTCGCGTCGGGGCAGGTCGCGAAGTGCGACCGGTAGACGGGCTCGCCGGGGAACGCGTCCGGGGTGACCGCGATCGCGAGCACCTTCCCGTCGAGGACACGGATCACGAACAGGCCGGCCGGGTGATCGCCGTCGTAGGGCTCTCGGTCGAGCAGCATGCGGTTCCCCTTCTCGGTGCCGACCCAGAGGACCGGCGCGCTGCAGGACCGGCAGACGCTCATCAGAACCCGTCCATGAGCTCGCGGTAGTCGAACTTGTCGCCGAGCGCGTCGACGACGGTGACCGGCTCGCCGTGGAGCCCGAGAAGGCGGCTGTCGTAAATGTGGGCGTATTTCGGGACGGCGAGGTCGTGCCGGACGAACTTCGCACCGCGCTCGGTGACGCGCCACCATCCGGCCGGCCCGCCGTCCTCACGCTCGACGTCTGCTTCGACCATCAAGCCCCAATAGCGGAGCTTCGCCGAGTCGCCGGTGTAGGCCCGTCGCTTCCCGCTGACCTCACCGGAGAGGAGCGGCAGGTCGAACCACTCGAACCGGGCGCGGCGGTAGAAGTGGATCAGCTCGCGCGCCATCGTCGAGTGGATCTTCCGGCGATAGACCTTCGCGAACTGCGTGCAGCACGGGCAGCGAGCACCATCGTCGACCTGCTCGCGCAGCCACCGGGTCGCGTCGGCGAGCGACACGATCTCTGGGTCCCCATCGAACGTGAACCTCACGGCTGCCGCTCCGACGGCCAGACGACCTGGGTGTCGGCCTCCTCCGGCCCGTCGTCGTCGTAGCGGCTGCGGTCGATGTAGAACCCGAACGACGTCCGGGCGACGTTGCGGTCGCGGGTGAGCGCCCAGATCAGCAGCAGCACGAGCGCGACCATCACGACGATCGCGACCACGATCACGACCGGGAGGCTCGTCAGGCTGCCGGCGGCGGTCATCTGCACGCCCACTCGCCGCCGCGCCCCTGCGCGTGCATCCAGCCGGCCGCCAACGCGGCGGCGGTCGGGTCGAACGGCGAGAACACCCGGTACGGCGTCGACCGCCAGGTCGAGCCGAGGAACTGGAACAGGCCGGCGGCACCTGACCCTGAGTTGCTCGCTCGGGGGTCGAAGGTGCCGCCGGTCTCGCAGCGCGCCTTGCGCCACAACGTGTCGCAGAACCCGTAGGTCGCGCAGGCGAGGTTGACGGCCTCGACGACCGTCGGATGCCGGAGCACGATCCGGCGCTCGCGGCGCAGCTCGAGCCGCGCCTGGGCGAGCTGCCGGCGGGCGGCCCGGGCGCGTGCGGCCCATCGTTCGGGGCCGGCGCCGTCGAACCGGATCTGGCCGTGCCCGATCACGCGGCGATGATCGACCGGCCGGCCGGGATCGGTGTGGGCGCGCACGGCGAGCAGCAGCGCCACGAGCGCGAGCGCGAGCACGACCAACATCACCGGCCGCTGCTCCTTCACCCGTCGTCCTCTGGCATGCCGAGCCGGCGGCGCCGCTCGTTACGCTCCCGGCGGGCCTCCTCCCGCTCGGCCGCGCTGCGGCGGCGCCGTTCGGCTGCGGCATGCCTCTCCCGTCGCCGGGAGACTTCGAGGATCAGGAACCAGACCGCGACGACCACGGCGAGCAGGACGAGCGTCCAGACGAGCCAGGTCACGCAGCGACCCGGGCGGCGGTGGCTTGCCGGCGGTCGTCGCGGATCCGGCGAAGCTCCTTGTTCGTCGGGTAGAGCCGAAACCCGCAGCGGTCGCACTCACGCGAGGCGGGCTCGCTCGTGACCTCGCAGAACGGGCACCAGGGGCGGAAGCCGCCGGTCACTCGGCCTCCTCGTCGAGCATGAGTTGGACGTCGGCGGCGGCGTGGTCGGTGAACGCGTCGAGCCAGCGGTCGCGGAACCAGGAGAGGCTCGTGCCGTCGAACGAGTCGCAGCCGATCGCCTTCGCGTACCGGACGCGGCGGTGCCCGTTGACCCGCCCCATGTGCGTCCAGAGCCCGCGGTAGTTCGCCTCGCGGACGAGCCGGCGGGCCGGGTCGCCCATCTTCCATTCGTCGCCGCCGCCGACGAAGACCGCCCGGATCTTGTCCCACGGCATCCAGTCGGCCGGCTGGCCGTCTTGGATCACGTAGGCGACCGGCAGGTCGAGCTCGGCGAGGATCGGCTGCCAGACCTCGAACCGGTCGAAGGTGTCCTCCCAGTCGCCGACGACGTCGGGGGCGGTCACGAACAGGCAGCCGGGCAGGCCGGCGATCCCGTCGAGCATCTGGCAGTAGCGGGTCTCGTCCCAGGCTGAGTAGGCGTCGTTGTCGGCCGCCCACGGCCAGGCGCCGAGGTCGGTGTAGAACCGGCGCGGCGAGGAGAGAACGCCGAGGTTCGGACGCCAGTGCGCCGCGAGCGTGACCGGGCTCGAATGGACGAGAACCATCACGTGTGCCCGTGCTCCGACCGTTCCGGGTCGAGCGGCTCCGGCCAGGCGGTGCAGCGCGTCTCGACCCCGGAGTGGCGGCCGGTCGTGATCACCTTCGCCCCGATCTCGTCGGCGAGCGTCTGAGTCAGGTTCTCCTGGTAGACCGGGTCGCCGGTCGCGGCGGCGATCGTCGCGAGGATCTCCTCGACGGGGATCAGCCAGTCGCTGCGGATCGTGACCCGGTAGATGTCTCTCGACCCGTCGACGGGGCAGATCGCCGCGATCTCGGTGCGGTAGACGACCTTGATCATGTGAGCACCGGCAGCAGGCGGCGGCGGCCGGCGGTCACGAGCCCGCCCGCGGCGACCATGTAGACCTTCGCGATGAACGTGCCGGCGAAGAACGCGGCCAGCGACGAGCTGCCGAACGCGAGCACGAGGAACACGTAGGTGTCGAGCGCCGACCCGGCGACCCCGGACGCGATGACGCCGGCCGTCAGGTTCCGGTTCCGCAGCGGCGTAAAGACGACCGCTTCCAATGTCTCGGAGCACGCGAACGCGCAGACGGACGCGACGGCGATCTTCTGCAGGCTCGTCCAGCCGGCGGCGATCCCGACGATGTAGGAGAGCGCGCCGGCGGCGACCATGAGCGGGATCGCCCAGCCGAGCCCTCGGAGCTGCTGCAGCCAGTCGCGGATCACGAGCACCGCCCCGACGGCGAGGACACCGGCCGGCACCGTGTACGACCGGCCGATCCAGGGGATCGTGACGAGGTACCTCGAGGCGAGCCAGTTCGCGAGCACGACGAGCGCGACGTAGACGGCGGCGAGCAGAGTGAACAGGCGGGTCTGGGTCATCGTTGGGCCTCCTGTAGGGCTCGGTCGAGGTGTCTGGCGGCGGCGGCGATCCTGATCAGGGCGCGCTCGAGGTCGAGCGCGATCAGACCGCCGCGCGGGATCTCGTCGGCCCAGGAGCGGAGGCCGTCGATGCCGGCCTGCAGCCCGTAGAGCGTCTCCTGGGCGCGCTCGATCCCGCCGGCGACCTCCTCACGCGTCGGGACGCTCACCGGTCGCCGCCTATCGGCCGTTTACACCCGTTCGAGTCCGCAAGGAGTTGCTCCAGCCGCTCGCAGGCGTCCTCCATCCAGGTCAGGTTCACGGCTAGCACGTCGTAGTGCTCCGTGTCGTCGCCTTCGCGAAGCTCATAGTTGTCGAGCCGACGCTGCTGCTTCTTCACCCGGGCGCGAGCGAGGCCGAGCAACCAGCCGAGAGCGCGTTCATCGAACGTCTTGTGGGTGTCGGTGCTCACGGTCGTTTACACCCGTTCGAGTCCGCTAGGCGTGGCCCTGACCCGACGCAGTGCCCGCAGCCCTTGCCGCCGCAGATCGAGCAGACGGTCGGGAACGTCTTGGGTGTCGTGGTCGTGTTGAACGGATGGTTACACCCGTTCGAGTCCGCTAGCCGCGCAGCCGCGATTAGACGCGGAGTAGACGCAGGAGCGGCCCCGGAGCCTGATCGCGGCAGTTCGTCCGGGTTCGCTCCTGATCGCTCAGGTGATCTCGGATCTCCTGGTCTGGTGCGGGATCTGATCGCCCGAGAGCACCCCAGTTCGCTCCTGTTACGGATGGGCGGTACTGGTTCGAGCCCAGTACCGCCCATCGCCGCAATCGCTGCAACCATCAGCGATTGCGGGAACAGCAGCCGCGCGATTAGACGCGGAATAGACGCGGCAGCCTTCAACTAGGCTCCACGAGGCCGAGCGTGGCGGTCGCGGTCGACCTGGTGGACGGTCGCGCCGCCTGCTCGGCCTGCTCGTCGAGGGCGTGCCGCAGGCCGTGCGGCGTCTTCGCCGCGATCGCCCTGCGTGCACGGGCGCCGCGGTCGCCCTGGTCGTAGACCTTGTCGAGCAGCTCGCCCGAGTCGACGTGGCCGAGCCGGTCTGCGGCCTCCTCACGTGAAAACCCGACCTCCCGCATCAGCGTCGCCGCGGTCGCGCGGAGGTCGTGCGGGGTCAGGTCGCAGAACGGCGTCTCGGCATCGTCGTCGAAGCCGCGCTCGTCGCGCCAGATGTCGGCGGCGCGGGAGCAGGCCTTCGACCAGACGAGCTTGTGGAACTGCCCGTACCGCCACGGCTTCCCGGTCGCGGTCGGGAAGACGAGCCGGGTGCCGGGGGCGCGCGCGAGGAGCTGCTCGCGGACGAGCAGCACCTGGTCGGCGTCGAGCGCGACGCGCTTCGGGAGGCCTTCCTTCGCGAGCGCGGCGGTCACGAGCGCGGAGCCGTGCGCCGGCACGTCGCCGTCGGCGCCGTGCAGGTCGAGCCGGTCGTCGGTCAGGGTGAACAGTTCGCCGATGCGGAACCCGGCGGTGCCCTTGAGCATGAGCATCCGGCGGGCGTAGGCGGGGGCGCAGGCGGCGAGCAGGTCGAGCTCGTCGAGGGCGAGCGCCTTCCGCTGCCGCGGTTCGACGTCGATCGCGGGGATCGCGGGGATCGCGAGGATCGTCTGGTCGGCGGTCGGCTCGGCGCGGATCACGGTCTTGAGAGCCTGCAGTTCGTTCCGGGCGGCGGTCGCCGCGACGAGCGCCCGGT